ATTATGGCTCCGGCCTTACAGTTATCCTGGACACGATAAGCAGCCGCTCGTCCCTCTTCATCCTGCGGGCTTGAATCGAATTTCATTATTCCGCCGTATTTAGAGCGAAAATTAGGGAGAATTGTATCACATTCATAGCATCCTTTGCATTTCGTGAAATCGACCTTTATTATTATCATTGCGGCCCTTATGTTAAAACTAATTTATGATATGCCTCGTAGTAGTTCTGTGGTGTAGCTGCGCCTTTCTGTGAATTAAACACCCTTTTTGCGTAATTTGCAAGGCCCCATGTGTCGCTTGCGTCGGGTAGTGCTTCTGGATCCCGATAGTATTTAATTCTTGCGTGGATTGTCCCGTAGATTGGGTTGTATTGGAGGTGTTGAAAACTTGAGCCTGACACCCCGCAAACGTCAGCTATTTGCTGCGATAACTCATAGCGGTAATCTATGTAATTTAAATAATTATCATATAGGGTTGTCGGTTCGATTTGATATATTCCCAGCGCAGGACCGTTCCCGTATTGCACAAGGGTAGAACCCAAACGGCTTTCATGAGCGGCAGTTAGAAGCAAAAGTTCTTCCGCGGATGGGGACCATATTCCGAGAGGTTGTATCGATGCCCTGATTATATTTCTTAAACTTTTTACTGATATCATGATTTGTCCACCATCACCTTAACCAAATCGATTAAGTTGTTATATCTTCTCTCGTGCTGCTGATTAGCTTGCTCTATCAGCAACTGATTTTGCACGTTCGAGTCTTTGATCAGTTGCTTAACTTCAGCAAACCCAGACGTACCTTCAGAGAATTTTTCGCTAAAGTGAGACTGTATTACAGCACAAGATGCATTATCAACTTTGCCCACTTCAACTGCGGAAATTCTTCTGGCGTGGTTTGTCAGCGTGGTCCTATTTTCTTTCTCCCGTTGTATGTATATGCCGGCCAGGAAAACAGTGACAACAAGACCAGTTACAATACTCCACCAATCTTTAATATATTCAATCATACATCTCCAAATATCCAAAAGTACCACCCAAACACGCTCACACCCAAAAAATAGATTGTCGCAACCGTCCGGCTACTTACGCGATTTAGTCACCAATAAAAGTCAAAATCTGCACGAAACTTTGATATTAGCTTATCCTCATATGCTTCATCGTGAATTAGACAGCAGCCAGACAAGTCAAATGAGCCGATAAAATCAGGAGCTAACGTGCAGTGTTTTTTCATAATATAGCCTTCAGGCCGTGAAACCCAATGCTTTAGCTTTGGGATATGAACCTTGCTTTAGCAGTTCTTCTGCTGTTGATTAAAATATGCATAGCCATCAACTGCTTGTAAAACTTTACAGTGGCTATAACCTATGCCTTGGGTTGTTCCTGATTGGGTTTTGATATTAAAAGATCCAGACGCTCTAATAGCTACTCTACCATTGTACGTTCCAGCCTTTTTGCCAGTGGGCACAATAGCTTTTACAATATCTCCGGTCTGAAACCCTTTGACATTTTTACTTCTGGTTTTTGCCTTTGTCCGGGGAAAACCATACTTGTCCACTCTACACATCTGTCTGCTACCATGGCCCATAGCCTTAACCTGCAAAACTTGCTTATGGGTTTGGAATAACGTTTCTGGTGTGGACTTACCTACACAGGCTGCATCTACCCAATGCTCTTTTGGTAGGTTTCTGGTTTTACGATTGAACTTAGTGAGTCCACCAGATCCAGTCTCTACGGGGAGTCCTGTAGTCTGTAATGTCCAGTATAAATCCCATTTAGTAGCATTAACTGCTGCAGCATCTTTTAGTGGGGCGCGAGTTTTGGTTAGAATTTTCCTGAGCAACTCTGGTTTGTCTGATAGGTACTGGTCTATTAACTGGCTATTCTTTTCCAGATTACATCTGGTACAAGCTATAGTTAAATTGCTAACCCGGTTAGAGCCACCTCTGGCCTTGGGCAAAATATGTTCAACTTCTAAGGGTGTGTCCTTCTTTTTACAGTAGACACACTCTCTGCCCCATTTTTCTAATAGATATTCTTTAACTTCAAAACCCATCAGCTCCCCTTGTTGATATTCAACTCCAGAGATATGAGGATTTTCCATCAGCTGCATGTCAAACCTAACCAATTCCATAGAAAGAGCTTGGATGTTGCAGACCTTCCGTAATCTACGTACCCATGTTTCAATGTTGTAGACTCTACTTTTTAAAGACGGTGATAACCAACCTTTAGGTCTTGTTCTGTTTAGAAACCTGGGCTTTCTGTACCTTGTTTTTCTGGATCTTCTCCCTCTACGGATAGCTCTTCTTGAATCAAGCAGGTTTTTAATCCTCAATCCTCTGTGCTCCAACTCCATAGCAAATACTATTTCACCACTGGTATCGTTGATCACAGCTATTCCAGTAGACCTGCTGCCGGGGTCTATTTTTAACCGTAGTTCTTCTTGCTGTTGGGTGGTTTCCAGATCTTCCTTTAATATAATGGTGAATGGATACTTCTTGAACACAGCGGCCTTCTGCTGGTCCAAAAGTAGTCTGGCCTCTGCTGGATGCACAGGGTCAAGTGGCTCTTTATGTACGTCTATTACAAATACTTTCAAAAATATTCCTCCAATTCCTTGGGTAAAGTTTACCTTGCTAATGTTACAACCAGGTTTAACGCAAATAGCACTGGCTTAACCTCTTACACCTGTTTAACTATTTACCGTAGAGCAGTGGGCTGGCAAGCACCCACTGGTACCTATTTCTGGCCTAACGTAGCTTGCTGATACATTGCAAGCTCAAGCGGGTCAACATAGGGCTTTCACAAGCCCAAAAGCTTTAGCTTTGGGTAGTTGACTTCTTTTTTACCATGCCTTCAACTATATCAAGCATTGGTAAAGCAATCAAGTCATCATATTTATTTGGCGATTCGATAACCCATTTACGTAGAATAGCTGTTCCTAGCAAGAGCCATTTTGAAACTTCTTCACTATCTACTCTCTCAAGTAGCATGCCGACTATCCACATTACGAGATTCTTTTTCATAGCAGTTTTTTCCTTAAAGTTTTGATGATATCTATAAGAAAATAAATAGAAACCATCATTTTAAATTTAAGCCGTTTGGCTCTTCCTTTGGGCGGTGAATCCATTCTAAAATTTATATCATCAACAGGGTCTGCCATTTCACATGACCTCAATTTTCATGTCATACCCGAATTTGTATTTAGCGCCTTTTGAAATAGTACGAATACTGCCTTCCATCAGCCTACCTTCGAGACCCATGTTGATTCTATAGGTACAAGTGTCTGGCACGCAGAATTTCTCATCGTCTGGATCAGGAGTCCATTCTTTGGCCTTGAACACCTGAACAATTTTACTAGGTTTAAATTCCATACTACTCACCGGGGATCATTGTTTCAGTTGTCGTAGTTGTATTAGTCTCTTGGCTCGAACTATCATTGCCGCCGAATTGCTTAGAGACCTCCATTGCTCCAGCTACATAAGCTACAACACGGAAACTTGCCCCTGCCTGTTTGAGAGCCTCTTTTGCAATCTCTGTTTGACCCGCCACGTAAGCAACATAAGCTTTCGCGTATTCATCCCCATGTCTACAAATGTCTTCCTGTTTGCCGAATGTAGCCTTTATCATGGTCATGGTGTCAGCGTGCATGAGCACAAAGGCTTTCTGGTTTTTTGGCACGTCGGCCATTTGCGCATTTTTGTTTCCCTCTATTTCCTGCACCCATGCACGGCAATCACTAATCATGCTTAGTTCACCAGAAGTGTAGGCTGGTTTATGCTCGGGTGGTTTGATTGAGCATCCTGCAAGAAGTAAAGCAGCGAGTGTTACTGTTATTAATAGTTTCATTTCAACCTCGTTTATGACTTGGCTGGCGCTAATACACCAGCCAAGTAAAAGGATTTATCTCGCTGTGGATAGTGATGCGTGAGTAACTCCCGTAGTGTCTACGACAGGGGCAGGGTCTTCCTCAACCGGACTAATAACCTCATCGTCTGTTAGTGTCATTTTACCTCCAAAAATTAAATTCAAAACGATTGATAGCGGTATTATATTAATTAGGCAAGCCCCAACGTTACCCGCTCAAGCCTGGCGATCTCCCTGGATTCTTCGACCCATGCTTGATAATTTGCTATTAACGCTGGCTCGTCGTCTTGCATTGTGTATGTCCCGGACAAGGCGCCGATAGAGATCCTTGTCAAGTATTGCTCGTCCTCGACGCTATACCTATCTCTCACGCGATCTTGCAGACGAGAGTATGACAGGAGCACATGGGGGCAAAGAGCTTTAATTTCTGCCCTTAGCTCGTCTGTCAAAGTTACTGATTCCATTGTCACGTCCAGCTCAAAGGGTTGTTCTGGTAATTCTAACTCATCAGGAATGTGTACATAAGTGTCATTACCGATTACACACAACTCAGTAATTCTTTTTTCCGAATCCCTATAATCTGGCTCTATCAGAGCGATTGTAGTTGAGTGCCTGCCGTCGAACTTTTTGAAAACCTTTTGGTATTTTAATATCATTTTCTATTTCCTCTAAAATTTTAAACATGTAGAAAAGAGAGTTAGTGTGTTTTGCGTGCCCTAAAATTGAGACCGTAGCCGTTTGATTGCCTTGACTCGCCATCTTTTTAAATTTATACAGACTATATTTGCGTATAAATTTCTTGGATTTCCACGTTCTATAGCCTACAAAGTTTAGGCCCTTCTTGACTTTTTGAATTGTTGATTTTGACAGTTTTAGATTTAATTCTTTATCAATAAAATCAATAATCTTTTTACGATAATCAAGGCACTGACCTCTTGTCATGCCAATCAGGATAAAATCGTCCACATACCGAACATATTTTTTGACTTTGAGGACCCGCTTTACAAAATGGTCCACCGGATTCATGTAAATCAGTGCATAAATTTGACTTAATAAGTTGCCAATAGGGATGCCCGCTGGAGTATCCATATTGGCAAACAACATCATAATATCAACCAGCCGCTTATCCTTAACCTTACTCTCAACTATTTTTCTAAGAATTGAACGGTCAATCGAATAAAAAAACTTCCGAATATCGAGCTGGAGAGTGTACTCATCATTTTCACACAACCTCAAGTAATGTTGTGTCTGTTGACTACACCTATGGGTACCCATCCCTTTTCTGCATGCAAATGACTGATCAATAAATGTCTCATCGAATATCGAATAAATCACTCTATAGATAGCGTGCTGCACTACTGTATCCCGAAACGCGGGTGCGTAAATTATGCGTTCCTTTGGTTCATAGACTGTAAACTTTTTGTAAGGTCGCGGGCGGTAACTTCCGGCTTGGATTTCTTCATACAGTGCCCATAGATTACTGCCAAGCGATATCTCAAAGTCAAAGCAAGCTTGCTTTTTTCGCTTACCCCTGCGAGCGTCAAGATATGCCTGGTAAAGGTTTTCCTGACTAAATATGCCGTTGAATAAGTTTCCTACACGCTTCATATTAACACTCCAAAAAATAGATATACTTGATCTTCGAACCACTTTAATGGCCTACCAAAAACGCACGTCTTGTTGATTTCGCATAATGCGGGGAACACCATCCCTGTAATTCCACTGTCCCAAAGGTATGGGTTTGAGGTATTGTAGTCAAAGCGACAAGACGTATTGTTGTTCGAATTCGACCGATTGTTGTTCCAATTGGAACTCCAAACGCCTGATTGAGAACCGTTGTTCCAATTCAGGCCGGATAGCACGCATGTTAAGGGTATTCCCGTTACTTCCACTACTTCCACTTATTTTGTTCTTTGATCTTTTTTATCCACCCACCAATCATTTTACCCAATTCATCAACCTGCCTGGACATTGCAGAGTAGCGTTTTTCCTCGACCTTCTTTTCAGACTGCCTGCCATCTTTAAAATTAAAATAACCAATCTCATACGCTAAATATATCTGCATCCTGAGCTTTTCATGGGTGATATCCAAGTTAGTTAGTGTCGTTTTCTTGAAATATCTTTTTTGCCCCTCAGTGATTAAGTCGTACAGTTCATACGCAGTTTTTCTAATCTGATTCGACAGCGCGTATTTTT